GAACGTAAAGAGCTGCTGAGGATAATTGAAGGCTTGACTGCGACTGTGACGAGACAGGTGAATAGAGACGGTAGGGCAGCAACGGCAAACCAAGCAGTAACGAATGCTTTAAAAGCACAACAGAGGAAAAGCGAATGAGTAAGGTACTGGCAGTTTTTTTATTGGTTCTCTCTTTTGGAGTACAGGCGGAGTACTGTCAAACTAGGGAATTGGGCAGGGTCAGCATATTTGACCGATTAGGGGAAGAGCAGTGGGTAGACTCTGCAGTCATACAATTCGCCTTCGGGGTAGACTTCTATGGTGAATCCCGAATTTGTGCGGAATACGAAGACGGGCCAATTAAGACAATTGAGTACGACGCCAACCTCCTGTACGTAGACGGGACTGTAGTCAACCGATTTGAAATATACGATATGGTTGATGCCTTAGGTTTCACCCAGAATGGTGCTCGATACGATGTGCGTAGCCGGTACGTTGAAGTTGGAGACTACGAGATTCGATTCATCCGCAGGGCTCCCGACCGGCAACTCGTAGAGGTGAACGGCAAAGAGTATGTAGTGCCGAACTACGACCGAGCAACAATCTTCATGGTGGAGATGGATGGGCTAATCTGGGAACTGGACTTCAGGGGAAAGGAATGATGCAGATCATCATTGACGGCGTGGCCGGAGTCTGGACTCCGAGTGACGAGGCACCGCCCATGCAGCCGCCCACGTTTAACGCTGCAGCGTTCTACGATTCGATCCGCGAGTCCCTGTTCAGCGGGGCACTGAGCCAACAGCAGGTGGACGGCATCAATCTGATCGGCTCGACGTGCATAGCGGCGGGGCTGGCCCCTCTCACGCAACAAACAGCCTACGTCCTCGCTACGGTGTACCACGAGACGGCGCGCACGATGCAGCCGATAGAGGAATACGGTGGGCCTGCCAGACGCTACGCGCCTTGGTACGGGCGAGGGCATGTCCAACTGACCTGGGAAGCGAACTACCAGAAGCAGGAAGACAAGCATGGGCATATGGGGGAAGAGTTCAAGGTGCATGAGGACTGGAACCGTGCGCTCATTCCCGCAGTCAGCGCAACGGTCTGCGTCTACGGTATGCGTGACGGGGATTTCACCGGGAAAGGGCTGAACGACTACATCACCACAGGCTCAGCAGACTACATCAACGCGCGCCGGATCGTGAACGGCACAGACAAGGCGGCCACGATCGCAGGGTATGCGAAGAGTTTTGAAACTGCTTTAAACAAAGGTCAAAGCTAAGAGAAGGGGAAAGAAATGAAGTTTCCCAAAGATGCATTTGAAGCTGACATTGAGCCAATAACCACTCCGGTTTGGCGTCGGACTCCAACACGAATGGCGGAAGCTGTGGGTAAAGATCGTGAGAATCTCTTTGACGATCTGGACGAATACATGGCGGAGCGGTACGACAATCGCCACATGCCGACGTTTTGTGATCTTGCAGGCGCCTCCGGTTTCGACTCCCTTACCCAAATGGTAAACCACGCTCGCAGAGATGGGCCGGAAACGATGCGGGGAATTTCCCGAGCCATGTTGGCAGTCACTGCCGGTTACGAAGAGGAAGTCGCAAAAGGCAATCGGTCTGCGGCATTGATCTTGCAGCAAATTCCGATGTTGGATTCCCACGAGCCTATGAATCAGATTCCGCAAAAACCCTTCGCTCCTGCACATGACGTGAATGTGCGAATTTCGGGAATCGCTTCGTCGGAGACTGAAGGTCGGCAGCTCACAGGCCAACAAGCGTATTTGAATCTCATCCAGCACAAGACTTATGAGGATTTGGAAACTGCTGCGGCGTCGATGGAGGAGATCGAAGACGGGGAATATAGTGTGATTGAGTTGGAGGATTCTGATAGCGGAAGCACAGAATAATGCGCCTGCTCCAATACCGCCAACAAGTCAAGTGGGAAGATCCAAAAGCAGACTACGCTCGCTTGGTGCAGTTGCGGAAACAGAATCTTTTGCAACTTGCACAAAACCAAGGTGCGATTCCGCAGCTGCTCGAATACTACGGTCAAGGCCGATGGGCAGAGATGATTTCCGATTGGGGCATCACCTATGATCCTCGAGAAACCGATCCCGAACTCCGCTATCGACCTTTTGTGCTGTACAAACGCCAAATCGAATATTGCGATTGGGTTTATTCTCGATGGATGAAAAGGGAAAGAGGGCTTTGTAAAAAGTTCCGTGGCGCTGGAATGTCGTGGCTGAATGCAGCTGTTAGTGCTGTCATCTGGCTAACCCAACCCGATGCGGTTATCACTCTGGGATCGCAGAAGAAGGAAAAGGTTGACAATGGCGATGGTGATCCGGACTCGTTGTTTTGGAAAGTCCGCAAATTCATTGACAGTCTCCCCGCGTTGTTTGTCCCAGACGACTGGCGCTCCGTATCCAAAAACATGGTGGTGGTAAACCCGCGAACCGGCTCGACTATCAGAGGGGAAATCGGGGATCAAATCGGACGAGGCGGACGAGCGTCAATTGCATTTCCGGACGAGTTCGCGGAACTTGAACATCAGGAGCTGGTTGAATCCGCTTTGGCGGAAACCGCGGATTGTGTCATTTACGGCTCTACCGTTCCGACAAAAGGTGGGGTGGGGTCGAAATTCTACGAACTCGAACATCATTTGCCGGAAGAGCAGATTTTTGTTTTCCAATGGACTGAGGATGAGAGGAAAAGGCTCAATCCGGATTTGCCGGCGGAAGAAGAGCCGTGGTATTTGAAAAAGAAAAGCGAAGTAAGCCCGGTTGTTTTCGCTTCGCAGTTCTTGTTGGATTATTCCGCGGCGACCTCGAATGCTTTTATCCCTGGGGCTCTCATTCGGGATTGCATGGATACACGGAAAAGCTCAATCCAACAGCCTCCAACAACGCCGTGGCGAATTGGAATTGACGCATCGGGAATGGGAAACGATCTGACGAAGATTTGGCGCCGCAGGGGTCGGTTGAATCTTGAGCCAATAACGTTGGAAAAACTCGATGGTGTGCAGCTGGCGAAGATTGTTGAAAAGGAAGCGAAAAAGCTGCTGGCTTCCGGGCCGATTGAGATGATTGGGATTGAGCGGGATGGGCCGGGAGGCTCGTGCGCAGATCAACTCAAATACGGGCCATTTGCCCAAATCGTTGCAGCTGTTCACACCGGCGCAAGGTTGCAGGATGGAAGGAACTTTAATCTCCGTGCATGGCTGCATGAGCAAGGTAAAGAATATTTGGAGGAGGGATGCCATTTGCCAAACTCCCCAACATTCATGAGCCAAGCAACAGCGATCCAATTTGAATACAAAGGTGGCTTGTTGCTGATTGAGTCCAAAATGGACTATCGCTCGCGGTTCTCGTCAGGACGAACGAGGGCGGAAAAGAACAGTAGCAAATCCCCGGATGAATGGGATTCATTCATTCTCACAATGATTCCTCCAGTCGGCAAGCTTATCACAGCCATAACGCCATCGCTGATGTCGAAACCTGTAAAAGCATGGAAGCCTCTGGATGCGGTTATTGGTTATTAGTCTTTTGTGTATGTTTGTTTGTCCAACAAACTCACCCCCATAGGATACTCCCATGCTATTCCCCGAAACCCCTCTTGACGACATCTTGGACGAAGTTGCAAAGTCCTTAAGCGCCGAACGTGACAAAGCAGCAAAGGAACGAGCGGAAAGCGGGCTGGAGGAGATTTGGCAAAAGGCACGACGCCAATACCAAGGATTGGACGAAGCTAATTCGGCTGATCCAGGAAAGCCTCAAACCCTCGACGGCCCATTGCAAACAACAATGCGGGATCAAGCAAGGGAGACAAAATCAACTGTATTCGTCAACATCACACGTCCGTATACAAACGCGGGCTCGGCAAAAGTCGCAGACATCCTGCTTCCGACAAGTGGGAAAAAGAACTGGGGGCTAAAACCAACCCCAGTCAGTGATGTTGAAATCGTGCGCCAAACTCTTATCTCATATCCGGAACTCAATTCCATCATGCCGGAGCCTTTGGCGGAGCTGCTTGGCAAAACCGATGAGGATATTGCTGCTGCGATTGCGGAATCCGAGACTTGGATCGACGATTGGCTGACGGAAAGCAAATGGCATTCGAATGTAAGAAAGCAGATTGTTGAAGCAGGCAAGGTTGGCACTGGGGTCCTCAAAGGCCCGTTTTCCAAAATCCGCAAGCTGAAGCCTGCGGTCAAAGCGTTACTCGACAGCATTCCGCAGGCATTTCCGGAGCCGGAAGCGACGGTTGTGCGAAAAAAGCTCGAACAGCGGTTGCTCTACAAGCCGGGACATGAGACAATTCCAGTGGAAAATTGTTTCCCTGACATGCCTGGGTGTGGAGATGACGTTCAAAATGGAAGGTTCTTTTGGGAAAAAGTCCCTCAAGTCACACAGGCGCAATTACAAGAGCTGTTGGAAGATCCGAATTATTTCGCCACCCAAATCCAGCGGTGTCTGGAAGAAAAACCGATATGGACGAAGCAGGAGGCAAAGGGAAAAAAGGACAAGGACTCCTATGACATTTGGCGGCGCCAAGGCACGTTTGATTTAGGAAAGCTGGATGGAACGGGAATGCAGAATCATGCTTTCATCGAGCTTGAACTGTGCAACAATCACATAATCAAAGTCGTTGTTCCTCCGCTGGACGAAACAAAATTCACCTACTGGCCGTTGGTGTGGGAAGCTCGCCAAAGCTCGTGGGCTGGAATCGGAATCCCCGAGCAAATCGAAACGCCTCAGCGCGGCCTCAACGCTTCTGCTCGCGCAGGCAACGACAACATGGGATGGAGCGTTGGATTCCAGCTCATTTTCGGCAAAGGCATTGAACCGTTTGATGGAGAGGATTGGACTCCCACTGCGTACAAAAAGTGGAAAGACGTAACGGATGCGATTGCGGGACTCACAGGCCAACAGCGTGACGCAAAGGATGCGATTGGAACGATTGAGTTTCCGAACTATTTGGACAAGATCTTGCCGTGGATTGATTTCTGGTTGCAAATGGCTGAGTCCACAACCGGCTTGCCATTGTTATTGCAAGGGCAGAAATCAAGTGACTCTGTTGGCGTCAGCCAAGCATTAGGAAACAACGCAACGACGAATCTGCGAATGCTAATCAAGCATTGGGACGATGACGTTTGCGCTCCCATAGTCCAAGCTCATTACCAATGGGTCCAGCAATACGGGCCGGATTCCGCCAAGGGTGACGCTGTGGCGATGCCGTTGGGCTCCTCTACATTGATTGTTCGGGACTTGCAGCAGCAATCCATTCTGCAAATCATTGATCGCGTGACTCAACCGATCTTCCGCAAATCTCCTGCAAAACTCATGGACATGTTTTTGGAGGGTTTGCAATTCGATCCGAAAGAGCTTGCAATGACGGAGGAAGAACTCCAGCAGCTGCAAGCCGCACAAGAAGAGCCGGAAACTCCAGTTCAGGTTGCACAAATCAAAACTCAATCTGACGAAGCGATTGCGAAGATGGAAGACGTGCGGGAGCGCTGGGAAGCAATGTTGGATGCGCAACTCAAAGGCATGAGCATTCAACAAGCTGAAGATGCTGTTGAAACTCAAGCGGCCGGTAACATTGCGCTTGAGGCTGTCAAGCAGGAAGCTCCGAAAGAGCCGGCGCAAAAGACGCAAAAGCCTAAAGCCGAAGCCGAAGCTCTTCCAGACATTGACGAATCCTTGAAGCTGTTGGGGGCCGCATGAGTCTATCTCTGAATCTGAACAGGGTTCCCTCTTTTCAAGAGCTGGAAGTAAAGCAAATTGCAGGAGGTACCTATGTGGATCTAGTCCAACTACTTGACATTACCGACAAACGTGCTATGCTTCTTATGAGGCAACTTGCGCGCCCAGATTGCCCTTCCGATTCCATCGGAACCCTGCAAGGTCGGATACAAGAGCTTACCGAATTATATGCCCCGATGAGCAAACAAAATGAATGACGCACTACCTACCGAAGAAATTGAAGAAACTGAAGGCAACGAGACTGAAAGCGAATCGCCCGAATATGCCTTTGGTGATTTCACCTCGAACGAAGTTGCTGAGCGGCTTGGCTATGTCCGGAGTTTGCCGGAAAATCTCCGCGGACTGGAGTCTCGCGTTGAGAGCCAAGTAACCCCTGTCATGGAGCAGTTGAAGAGTATTCAGGAAAAGCTCGGATCGCAAAATGCTTTTGACCCAAAGCTGGAGACAGTTCAAAAGGTCTTAGCAGACTACGATCCGGGATTGGCTGAAAAGCTGCTGCCAGCCTTGGTTGAAGACCTAAAAGGCTCGATGCAAACAACGCCGCTGGGCGCCGAAGCACTTCAGCCTTTTGTCAATCCGATGCTGGAAGAGCGGCAATCGGCAATGATGCAGGAGATCGTTCCTGCAATGCTTGACTCGCTGCCGTTCGATTCCGACGCAGTTGTCAAACGTGATCCGTCAACGGGGGAGATTACGGCCCCGGAAACGGAGCTGCAAAAGCAGTTCTACAAGTGGTGGGAACAAGCGGATGCTCCTACCCATAAGGCATTGGAGACCCCAGACATGGGGTTTGTCCGAGCCATGACCCAGTTTGGCAAATGGAGAGCCGAGCAATTAGGAAAAGAGGGAGAGACTGCCGGAGCTGCATCCGACCGTCTTGCCGCGGGGACTCAGGTCCGAAGCGGAGGCAAGCAACATCAACGCCCTGTACGAACGCTCGATGATGAGTTCAATGCAGGGGCAAAAGCAGTTCTGGCTGAATACGGGAGAACCTAATGGCCGGCCAAAGATATACTACAGAAGCAGGACGACTGGAAAATTTCCGAGGTCGTGTCCTGACTCGTGCAGGTTTCGTCGAGATGCTTTGCAAGATCGGCGACATGCACAAAATGCCGAAGAATGAAAGTGAGACGATCACTTTCATCCGAGCCCTGCCTTACGGTGGCGTGGACAATGAGTTCATCGCAGCCGGGCAGGACCAGGCATTCATTGATCAGCATCTGATCGCGGATGGCGTTACGCCTGAAGCAGACTCGATCTCAACGGTTCGCAAGCAGGCGACGTTGCAGCAGATCGGTTGCCTTTTCTCCTACACTGACAAGGCTTATGAAGTCCATGAGGAAGGTCATCTGTATTTGGAGGAGATGGAAACGCAGACAACCGAGCGCATCACTCTTGCTCGCGAGATGATGTGTTATGGAGAGCTGAAGAGTTGCGATACCAAGTTCCACGGTGGGGATGGCTCCTCGGTGGCGACGGTGAATGGTCCGATGACTCGCGCTCTGGCGCAGAAGGTTGAAAAGACGATCAAGCGCAATCACGGAATGCCGATCAACAAAATGCTGAAGTCTGGTCCAGATTTCGGTATGCAGTCGGTTCCGGCGTCCTTCCCTGCGTATTGCCATACGGATATGAGGCAGACGTTGGAAAACACTCCCGGCTTCAAGAAGGTTGAGGATTACGGTGGCCGTCCGTTGCTGGATGAAGAGCATGAGATCGGCTCATTGGGCTCGTTGCGATTCATCGAAAACCCGTTGTTCACCTATATGCCGGATGCTGGTGCGGCTGTTGCGGGCTGGACGGGCTCGGGCGAGGCATCGTCAACTACCGGCACGAATATGGATGTCTACCCGGTCATCGTCATGGGACGAGGCAAGGCTGGCGGCGGTGCATTCGGTCAGGTTGCTCTGCGTGGCCGCGAGGCTATCAAGGTCGAAAACAAGCGGCTGGGACAGATCGACTCGGGTGATCCGCTCGGTCAGCGCGGTTATGTCGGCGGCACCACTTATCAAGCACAGCTGATCGAAAACGACGGTTGGATGGTAGTGATTTTCGTCGGAGTAGAGGCATAATCATGGCAATTTCCACAACTGATGTTGCGCGCACACTGCAGACGGAAATGGGTCCTGTTGGTGCTCTCGCGCTTCAGGAGTGGCTTATGAATCAGCAACAAGCTTTGGTCGCAATCTCGGCCAAGCTTGACGCTGATGCAGGTGTTACCGACACTGACTACGAAGCCACACTCAATTCTTTTTTGACGGAGTAATCATCATGCCCGGTCCTACAGGGTCTGTCATCGACATTCTTTCGCAATCCAATCAGGCGAATGGTGCTGTTACGCAGCTGAGGCTTTCCGGCACCTATACCGCAGCTGATTTCACCATCGACACCAACGACGGTTTGGGTTTCGATCCTTCTTATGTTCGAGTGCTGAACGAGACTACGGGGAACTCCACGGAGTCTACGCCGGAATCCGCTGACACTCTCGGCGTCACGTTCGGGAATCGGAAGCTCGGAATCACTGTTGCAACGGCTGGTCCAATCACGAGCAACTCAACGACGATTATCGAGGCGCGTCGGTAAATGACCACCACAACCCGCACGACAAAGGCGCATTTTGTTGATGTGCCTGGAAAAACGACTTCGGGTGCGGTCGATGGGCCAGCGGAGAAATCCGCTGAGCCTCTCAACACTCCTGATGAACCCATCATTGAATCCAAGCCGGTACTGCCAGGCCAAGCGTATTTGGATGAGCTGAATTGGCTCAAGGAAGAGGTTGAAGTTACGCTGCTGCATTCCAGTGATCCGACAGACGTTATCAATCGAATAATCGTCACGATCAATGGGAGAAGCTATCCATTTCTGCGAGGCCGTCCCCGCAAATGTCCGCGATTCGTGCTTGAGCATTTGGCGACTGCTAAGCGGGAGTCAGTGCATTTCACGGTGTCCAAAAACCACAAGGGTGATGCACAGAATCATACGCAGAGGGTTCCGTATCTCAAACACCCGCACACCTATGTGACGATGACGACGAATGCAGCAGATGCAGCAAAGGAAGCCAAGTGGTATAATGACTGTTTGAATCGGACGTTCTGATGAACTATTTGCAGTTGAGCCAGTGGGCCGCGGAGGAAGTCAATCAACGTCCGATGGCACTCACCACGGTCTCACAGGTTCAACTGACAGATCCGTTTGAACGCCGAGTTGTTCGGGCAGTCCAAGCCGCGTATAGAGACATTGTTCAACTCAGCCGTCATTGGCGGTTTTTCAACATTCGTGGAGAGCTGCTCAAAATCAAGGAAGGGCGAGTTGAATATACACTGCCGGAAATCCAATCTATCGACTGGAGTTCGTTGTATCTGACTCGGGACGGCACAGCGTCTCGTTGGCCGGTTCGCAAGCAAGAATACGCTATTTGGCAGGTTCGGGAGCAGGCTTCAACGAGTTCCAAAGGTGTTCCGCTGGAGCTGATTCGGACTCCCAATCCCGATGCGTGGCTCGTCTGGCCTGCGCCTTCGCAAGATTTCTCCCTCAACGGCAATGCGCAAATAAAGCCAGGGGATTTAACCCTCAACCCCGATACTCCTTGTTGGGATTCTGATTTCCATGACATTGTCGCTCTGCTCGCAGTTGTTAGGCTTGAAGGTCGAGTTGCAACAAAGGATGAGGTTGTGTCAGAGTTAAATACCAAAACCGCTCGCCAAGCATTCTTATCTCGTTGGGACCCGTTCTGCAGGCAGTATCTGCCTGAGTTCCTGTCAGCTCCCACCCTTTTCTGAGATCACATCATGGCACGTCAGTGGACACAACTTTCTGCGGTCGTTCAGCAGGCGCTAGGTAGTGGGCTGTCGGATTTCATACTCAATGCCAATCCGGCAAGTGGTGGGTATTTGACTTGGCCT